CACGTCCTCCACCGCTTGCGCCCCCTCCAACGAGGAAGACGTCGATACCGCCCTCTGCACCGTTGAGGTTGGTAAACGTCAGCGTGCCAGAGGTGAGGAATCGGATTTTCCAGTTGCCCTGAGATACGGTGATAGGCTCGTCGGAATCGTTGACAATTTCATAATCGCCGGTGTAGGTGAACTCGGGGATAGTATTGAACGAAATCGCCGTGCTGTAGTCGGTTGTGACCACAACATTCTTTTGGGCAATCTTGCCGTCACCTGTGATGGTAACCGTCCACGTCCCGCTTGCAAGCCCCTTGAACACCACCACACCGCTCGTGCCGGAGTTCTTGGTCTTTGTCTTGCCATCCTTGGAAACAGTCACGGTGACATTCACAGGGGCTGTGACGGTCAGCGTGCCGCCGGAACCGCCTCCACCAGTGTTAACCCTACCAATCATGCGCTTACACCGCCTTTCCAGCAAATAATGGTGGGAATCGTAATTGCCGATTCCGGGGCGCTTGCGGCATACAGATACACACCGCCGTTATAAGTAGCCGCAACAGGGGCAAAATTGCCGTCAATTGCGTCTGCCACGCCAAGAACCACTTCCGGAATCATGGAGTTCAGCACCCCCGTCAGCGCGATAGCGGCGCGGAATGGGTAATCCTGATATGTAGAATCAGCCACAAACGCGGATACCGGTACGCTGGTATCCGTGAACAGGAGCTTTTTCAGCTCCACCGCCGTCCCGGCTTCCAGATCGGCCAGCTCACGGTTTATGGAATCCAGCACCGATGTGGCTTGTGCCTGCGTTTCCCGCAGGAGCGTGGAGAACTGGCTCTGCATTGTGCTTGTATCAATGCCTACATTTTCCGTCACCAGCCCGCACACAGAAGCGTCAAGCCGTTCATCCGTAATCATGGAAGCTGTGATAGCAGTTGTACCGGCCGCAATGGAAATCCGCGCAAGGCTGATTTGCCGGATTGTGCTGTTGTTTGTCAGCGCCGGTGCTGCTGCCTTCCCAGATTTTGCGCCTTTCAAGATTTTCACTTCCGGATAGTCCACGTAGTTTGTGGTTTTCCACTCCACGATTACGCGATCAATCCGATTCAGAACGCCGTCTGCCGCATCAACGGCAAGCTGCAATTTGACACCATCAACGGATTCATTATCAATCCACCACACAATGCCGTTCCTACCGGAATTTGCCATCCATCCGGTGCCGTCTGAGACTTCCACCGCCATTCCCGGCGTGGAAAGCGCCTGCACGGAGGCATTACTGCCAGCGGCAAAAACGCCGGATGTGCGGCCATGATGCCAGCGCATAACGTCTTCTGCGCCTATGTATGTATCTTGGTTATTCGGGAAACTTTTGATATTAGCCATTTAGTTTCATTGCCCCCAATGCTGTAAGAATAGGGTCGCCCAGGATAACTTCTGTCCTGGCTTTGTTGTTGTCCAAGGTGTACTTAATGCCCGTAATCCGGGCGCTGAACGATACCCCGAACCGGGCAGATACGCACGATACAATGTCCCCCAGAGCGTAATACTTGCCCAGATCTTCCGGGTCGATGGATACAGAAAAGGATTTTCGCCGGATTCGCTTTCCCAGCTCCATTTGTCCATAAGCACGCGCACGGGCTTTGCAATCGGCCGCAGATTCGTCATTTTCCTGCCGAACGGCTGTCTTAAACCAAACTTCCCGGCGATTGTCCCCGGTGACGTCACCAACAATCTCAACAAAAGTGTTGTCTGTGCCGCTAAGGCTTCCTTGCACATAGGCCACATTGCAAAGTGTGGAATCGTCGTCGTTGATTACAAGGTCTTTCGCACTTCCCTGTTCCTCCGAAAATACAATAGCGTGAATGCCGGCCGTCAGGTCACGCCCCTTGTAAAGGCGGAAAGTGTGTGTCATATCGTCGGGATTCCACTCCATTGTGTGGCCTATGCCTTTTTCTTCAAGAAACGGGATAATTTCATCCAGCAAATTCCCGCCAATGAAAACATTGTCCGTTTTATCGGTCATCCCGGTTGCCTGTGCAACTTGAATCCTTGTCATTCCCCGGAGATTATCGCTTATCAGCTTGTACACGCCCGTCTCGATAGTTGTCATGTGGTATTCCGATGCAATGATTCGCTTATTCAAAAGCCAGTTTGCGGTGTATCCATTCGCAGTTATGCGGTTCGTGGTCGTGTCAATCTTTGTATTTTCTATCACAAATGTTACGTTTCTGCTCGTATCATACAGGAGATTTCCGACTTTCAGTACGTTAATGTTGTAGTCGCTTACCGGCGCAACCAGTATCAGCTTTCCGATATCGTTGTAGTAAATATTCATGATAACACTGATTGCGTGCCGGATTTCGTACCGGGTGGAAAAATCCTCTTTATAGATTTCAAAGCTCATAGCGAAATCCCCACGATCTCCGTTGCGAAATCAATATCCACCTGCAAATTCGCAAGTCCGCTTGTCGCTTCCGGCTTCAACACATTGTCCCCAACTTCCAACTGAAACAAAGTGCTTTTCAGGCTCAACGCGCCCCGGCAATCTCCGTCGACGGATGACGTTACAGTTGTCCGATCGTGCGTAATCTCTACAATCAGCCGCTCCCCGCTGACGATAGTTTTATTTATCAGCAGAAATTTTCCCGTCGCGGCGTTGGTGATTTTGGGGTTCTCCACATCACCGCTTGCCGAAAGAGTAGCAGTAAACGGGACGGGAACCTGGCCGCGATTCTCCACATTGATAAATTTCGCCTCAAACAGCTGGCCGAAACGATACGGCCTTGAAATGTTCCATGGGAATTTGAATAGCTTTTGAATGCCGGACAACGTTACCGCTGCGGAATCGTCCTTGCACCAATACGGATACGCCGCCAAAAGGGAAAACTGGAACTGCGCGCCCCATTGTTTCGCCTCAATGCTGGGCGTTGCCGTAGGCCATACATCCAGATAATAGTCATCCGCGTACAGCTTTCCGGCAAGGTCGGGGCGGATGACGGATATCAGCTTTTCTTTATTTGCCGCCTGGCCGTCTCCTACCAAATACCCGTTGATATTCACAGGCCGGGGCTGAACGTTTTTGCTCTGAATTGTCGCCCCCGTCTGGTTGATGCCTTTCGCCTGAGACAGGGATACCGTTACCGTATCGATGCCCGTGGGCTTGTTGATAAGATATCCACCGGCATAATCAAAGGTAACGCTATCCCCGTTTTCGTTCACGTAGCGGAACAATTTGCTTAAATTGTTGTAGTTCTTCAAATCGTCCACCTCGCTTGTGTGAAATACGCTTCTGTAGCCGCTGCCAGTTCAACAGGCGTTTGCGCAACGGACTGGATATTCTGGATGATCGTCACGCCACGCGAACCGCCAGCAAAACCAGCTCCGTCGTAGTCCACCCCACCAGATGCACCAGCAGATTTTCCAGCCCTATACGCTCGCGCTTCCTCTGCTGTAAGTACAGTCTCGCCCTTGTGCAAACGTACCAAATAATCATCATAAGGCACATAGTCAAGGCCGCTCTTCGCACCGGGAATGTTGCTACCCTTGATATTGGCCTTTATCGTGAGCGTGTAGTTGGCAAAGCTATTTGTCAGCCGTGATTTCATCTGGGAGGCGAGAGAATCAAGCTTTGCCAGAACTCCGGGGGTGCTGCTATCGATACCAGCAACCAATCCGCTCATGGTATTGGTAGCTGCCTCTGTAGCTTCCGCCTCCTGGTCAAGGTCGCCGACCTTTTCCACGTAGCTGTCTGCGGCTTCCTGCATACGAGCGTTCACATTTTCTACGGCCAACGCCAATCCATCAGAAGTTTCGGTTCCTGCGGCCTCGTATGCAGAAACATTGTCCATAAGCTCCGCAAGTTTTTTGCTTAGCCCCTCGGTGCCGCCGGACATATCTTCTAGTTCATCACGTAGCCCTGCAAGGAATCCGGCCTGTTCCCCCGTACTCATGGACGCGAGATATTGAGAAAGTCCGTCAACGCTAATGCCTGCAAGGTCTGCTTTTTCGGAAACAAATGCAAAATCTTCATCGATCTGCTGGAGGACTTCGGTATTTCCTTTAAGATTACCCATGAAATCATCCCACGACATTTTTGCAACTTCTATTTGGGAAGTAAACGCAGAACCAACATCATGCAGCCCGTTATAGATGGTGGTATAGGTATTCTGGTAATCCTCCAAAATGGACTGTGCCGTGGCGGCGTATTCCTCAGAAGCAGCCTTTATCACATTTACAGGTTTCGCCGCTTCCTCAGCTGCGGCCTGCTCCTGCGCTTCCAAATCGGCAAGATTCTGCTTCGCCTGCTTTATGGCTTCGGCTAATCTCTCCATCTCGACGGTGTCGCCGCTGAAACCAGCATCAGACGAGAACATTTCCAACCTGGCTTTTGAAGCTTCCTCGTACTGCTGCTCAAGCTCTTCTACCTTTGCGCGTGCTTCTTCTACCGTCTGCGGCTCTCCGGCTAACTCTTTGACGAACTCCTTGTGTGCCTTGGTTGCCTTGCCGATGCCAATCGCCAGAGCAGCTATAGCAGCGGCAATCAAGCCAATGGGGTTTGCTTGTATCGCCGTATTCCATGCGTATTGCGCCGCAGTTGCAAGGGAAATCTGCCCGGTAAGTACACCAACGGCGATTTCACTAACGGAAAATACACCATTCAGCGTGGCTTCCGCAACCGCCGCTTTCCCGCTTTCCGCTGTGAAGAACGCAAGCGCCGAAGCATTTGCCGTGAATATCGTGGCGATATTTGCAACGGCTTTTCCGGCCATATTCACCCCGATCGCAGTACCGGCAACGGTTGCCGCTGTGGCCGCGAACTCAAACGCCGTGACGAGAAGATCAATAGCGCTATTCGTTTCCCGGAGATACGAAATAGCTTCTGCCGTGGCAGTTCCAACGCCGGTAACGATTTGCTGTACACGGGGTATAATGTTCCGTCCGGCTGTAAATACACTGTCCACAAAGTCCTGGGTAAGTCCTTCCATGTCGGCGCTGCTGTCAGCCATGCCGGTAGCCAGATTCTGCCATGCTGCTTTCATGGATGCCGTGGAACCCTCGATGGTGCCCGCCGCTTCATTTGCCGCATACCCAGCAAGCCCCTGCATTTCGATATAGTCCACAAGGGCGGCTTGGCAGTCAGCCAGATTGTCAATGGTATAGGCAGTGGCCTCGCCGTTTTCTGCGTTCCACTCGTTTACCTTGTCAATCAGCTGCTGGAATCCCTCTTTTGTGGGGGTAATACCCAACTGCAAATTATCCAGCATCGTGAAGTTGGATTTCATGATGCCGTTAAAGGCATTCTGTACGGCTTCTTGGGTGTTTCCGGTTGCCGCCACAACGTCGGCTTCGGCGGTGATAACTTTGTCGGCGAGTTCGGCGGCGGCCTGCACATTGCCGCCAAGGGCGGTTTTCAGGCCGGTAGCAAATCCATTCACCTGCTGCAAATAGTCGTTCTGGCTCATTTGCACGGACTTGTAGGCGTTTCTCGCTTTCTCCGCCACAAAATCGTAAGCGTCGCCGAACATCAGCTGTGCGCCACCGGCTAACTGCTCATACCGCGCATAACTTGTGTAGGCCGCTTTGCCAACGTCTGCAACTATCCCGGCGAGCTTCTTTACTCCGGCAATAATCGCGCCGCTGGCAAGGTTGGCTTTCAGAACGTCGGCGAATGTGCTTGTTTTGTTTTCAGAATCCTTTAGTTTACGCTCATATTCATCTGTATCCAGCGAGATCGTCGCAAACAGCTCAAATACATTAGCCGCCATCCTGCCCACCGCCTTTCGTCACCAGTTTCAGCCCGGCATTTTTCACCACATCCGCCACGATATCCTCCGCAGACCGGTTTTCCACCGGCTTCGGATTGATGATATCCTCGTATCCGATAGATAGATACAATCGCTCATCACGCCCCGCCGTGTTTTGCGTTATCATCTGGATACCGTCGGTAATGTAGCGCCGAAGAATTTCGCGTTTGCATTGCTTTTTCAACTCCATGGGAAGAATGGAGAGGTACGCCCTCGCCCGTACTCTGGGGAGGGCGCACAGCGCGCTGATTATTCGCTCTGCTCCCCACGCCCCCACGATTTGAAAAAACTCAGCAGTTCCTTATCGTTGGAAAGCTCCTTAATCTGCCAAAGCGTCGCCATGGTACTCTGCGCGGCCACTTCCTCAATGCTCTTTTCGCCCATGATGGACAAAATAGCATAAATGTCGGCGCGGTGCGTTTTCAGCAGCAACGGAACAACGGTGGTAATCCTCTGCGCACCAATCAGCATAACGCCGACTTTTGTGGAGTTTTTCTTGTCCACCGGCTTACCGATGGCATTCATGATTTCCTCATCAGAAACGAGATTCACAATGTGCGGGGTAATCTCGCACAGCACGTCCAGGCACTCGTCCGTACCAAGTTGCGATAATTTTCTCATGCTTAGCCTCCTACTTCGTAGCGGATTCGGCCTCTCCGGCCTTCACGTAAATCTCAAAGGGCGGCGTATTCTGCGCCGTGATGGAATAATGCCCGGTAAACTCAAATGCGAACTGACCTTTGTTCCTGTCATTGGTTTTCAGCTGGAAACCGCCAGTAGAAAGGCCGTTCAGCATATGAATTGCAACACAGCCGCCCTTTTTCGCGCCGTTTTTATCGGAGTAGTCGGCCACAAGCCAGATATCCTTGAAATCCTTGGTGTCAATATCGTTTCTGGGCGTGATTTTTCCGACGGCTTCATCAGCGGCGGCCACCAGCGTTTTTGCGTTAGCGGCGTTCATGGATACGAAAGTGCCGCTGAGCTTCACTTCCCAGCCTTCCAGCCGTTTCAACTCCATTGTGTTCTTGGGGCAGTTATCGATATCCTCGCCGAAATCGGAAAAGCTGGGAACGGCAGAAAAGTTGATGCCGCCGCTGGTAGCGCCAATAATGGCGTCGTCGGCCACTTCCCCCGCATCAGGCGAAAAGGCCGAAAGCAGAACACCGGCATTCAGCACAAGCTCCTTAAAGGTATCCTGCGGAATCTGTGTAAATTTCATTGATTTCCTCCTATATGGTATTGAAAATTGCGGCAACGTTCAGTTGCCGCAATTTGATGGATTGATCTGATTCAAATGTGGAATTGATGCACCACGGCTCACCGCGCATAAGCCAAACTGTGCCGGTATCACAAGGCAGCTGAATGCCTCCACGCCCTATCGTGCGGGAAATTTCCTCTGCCTTGGCATTCGGCTCCGCCTCTTTCTCCGTGTGATACCACAGCTTTACCGTCAGAGAATTCGCCATATCGCCCCACCCGCCGACGGAGACGGAATAGGTGAGGTAAGGCATAACGGTATCACTCGGTACCGCTGTATCCGGGTACGCGGGGAGATTAAAGCCGGAAAAAAACTTGTATAGCGCTTCTGTTGCCGTCATTTTGTCAGCTCCCATTTCTCGGCGGTGACTTGGCACATATCCAAAGTGCCGACCGTGGGCGCTTGCTTATCGCTCCCGTTGCTCGTCACCCGAAAAATTGCACCGTCGGAAAGCCGCCTGAATACATCATGGAAAGAAAGCGGAGTAGCACGGCGGGTGGTAATGGTGTACACGCTGGTAACGCCCTCCTTCTCCGCGATTCTGGATTGCATGGAGGTGTCCAGAATAATAGCCGCGTCGAACTCCGCGCCCGGTGTCCATTCCGTTGCCCAGCCGCCCTCACCATCCGGGGTGCGCTTCTTTTCCATCAGTGCGCACGTGTTATTCAGGTAGTAGTCAAGCAAGCTCATATCTTCCTCCATATCCGTAAGCGCGGCGCAAACACCGTTTTCCAGCTCGTGCTTTCGCCGGAGCCGGACGAACTGCTTGCCTTTGTGTACGAGTAGCCGCCGAAAGATTCGCTCTGGTACGGGCTTTGTACGGCCTCGGCGTTCTTCTCCTGCCATGTGTTGATTTCTTCCAGAATCGCCAGCACATCCGGCGGTACGCAGATTTCCGTAACGATTCCGGTATAAGTTTCGTTCCGCAAATCAGCATCACCGTACACGTGAATCCCGTTATTCCTCCGGCTCCCTTCGATCAGGTAGTAATCGCCGGTTTCAAGGCCGGGAATAACAATCCGGTTCCTGGTGATTTCCTCCCCGGTAAACTGCCAGTGCAAGCCGGGGAAGAAATTCCGCAGATAGCAAAGCAGCTCAAATAATGTGACTTGTCCCGCGTGTCCCATCGTTGGCATTTCCTCCCCGGCAAGCTATTAAGTCTTTGCGGCTACCGTGGCGGAGCCGGACTTGATCGCCTTATAGCTGGAATCGGCCTCCACAACGGTGATCTTCTGGCCATTGGTCGCGGTGATCTCGGAAGTGCCGTCCCACGCAGTCCAGGTGCGCACGTTCTGGCCGTAGGTCACAGTTTCAGCGCTTGCGCCCACCTTGTACTTGTACACGTTACCGGCGTTCGCCTTTGCGGGAGTGACGGTAACGGCAGTACCACCGGAAGTCTTGCCAGCGACGGAGTTCACCGTCAGAGTGCCGATTTCGCCGCCGCCGATGGTTGCCACAGCGATACCGTCCAGATACTCAGCCCACAGCTTCATGCCCATGATGGCGTACATATCGCCGGTAGCCCGGGAGTAGTCGCCCTCGACATGTACGCCGATCAGGTTCGTTTCGCCCTGCACAGTGTAGCTCAGCCCCAGCGTTGCAAAGTCGCTGTCGCTGGGGTCGATGTAGTACAGGTCGATGTTCTCCACAGGAAGCGCAATAACCCGATTCCGGGCAATGTACTTTTCAGGCAGGAGGAACAGCGTCCGGAAGCCAAGGAAATTCTCCACGTAGGTCAGGCCGAAAGCGGCCTGCATGGTGATTTCCTTCTCGCCCAGATAATCATACAGATCGAGGATGTTCGCGAAGCCCACGACCTCGGTCACGTCCTTGTCCATCTCTGCGAATTTGTTCAGAACATTGCCCTTTGCCAGAGCCAGTGCCTGCTGGAACGTCTTCGCGGCCACGGAAAGCGTTCCGGTATTTAGGAAGGTGTAGAAATCGCTCAGCACCTTGTTTTGGAGCGCAACCAGGAAAGCATCGTCGGTCTTTTCTACGGCCACCTGAGCGCCGTACTTGGCTACGCTCTCGATAGTCACGCTCTTTGCGTGCTTTGCCACCTCGATATCGCCGTAGGCTACCGGGTCAACCTTCATCTTGGTGAAGGGGATTTCCTCACCCTCACCCACGGAGGTGCCGCCCTGGAGGGTGCCGTCAACGCTGGCCTTGTAGGACACCAGCTTCGTGCCAGGTGCCTTGCGGATAGGCCGCATAATGCCCAGAATTGTGCGCAGTGCGTCCCAGTTATCGTTGAACCGGGTTACAAAGTCCACCTCACGGGCGGAGGTGTTGAACTGTGTGGAAATCGTTACATTTTCTTTTGCTGCCATTTGTACAGCTCCTTTCAAAAAACTTATTTGTTTTCGCTTGCCATGCTTTCAGCAAGCGCGGCCTGTCTTTCTGCGGTGGACAAAATATACCGGCCTTTATCGTCCTTTTTGTAGATTTCAGCGCGGCTCTTTGCGCCACCAGAGGTGTCAGGCGGGGTCTGTGTTTGGGTGCCGGTGGTGGTAGTCTTGCCGATCAAGCCCTTGTAATCGCCGGAAAGCAGCCCATCCAGTGCGGCGGTATCTTTGATACTTTCGCCGTCCAGTTTCAGGCCATCAATTTCAGCTTTGGCTCCACGGATTACCAGCCCCATGCTCTCGGCGGGAATGCCCTTGCTTTGGAAGTACGCCCGCGCGGCCTTTTCCTTGGCGGCGGCGCTCTCCTTAGCGGCAACTCCGTCTTTGAAATCCTGAAAGTCTTTCTTTTCCTTCTCGTACTTGGCCTTGTAGCCGCCGTCAGCGTCGTCCTTTTTCAGGTCATCCAATTCCTTTTGAATGCCAGGAAGTTTCTCAGCGTCGGCCTTGTACCTCCCGATATCGGCTTTCAGGCCGTCCACGGTATCGGTGTGTGCTTCAATGATGGTGTCCACCTGTTCGTCGGTAAGACCCATCCCCTTCAAAAGTTTGCGAGTTAATGCCATTGTTTCAGTCTTCCTTTCTTCGCCCCTATTCTTCGGGGACGACTGTGATATAAAAGCCGCTATACTTCGCGGGTTTTACCGAAATAAACAAAAAAGGCCGAACAGCACGCAAAATCTACGTACTGTATCGCCCCTCAAATCGCGTCAGCGTTTTTGAACGCTTCCATAAATTTGGGAAACTGGATAGCGAAAAAATCTACCATTTCCTCGTTTTGTGCCCATTCGGAGTTTTCCGCAAGGCCACTTTCAAATAGGAATGCGTGAATGATCTCATGCCGCTTGTTCTTTCTAATCTGAACTTGTAAGTTTTTCTTACAAGTTCGGTCTCCGACGTGCTTACTATAGCTATCCACAACCAGTTCTTTGCTGGTTTCGTCGCAAAATCCATCACATCCCGCCAGCCGTGAATCTTCATCTTCGCCGCAAACGGAAAGCGTGTATTCAGCTCCAAGAATGTTGATTTTTCTGGTATCCACGCCCTGTCAATCTCCTTTGCTAAGTTCGTCTTTTAGAATGTTTTTGTACGTTCCCTGATGATCGGCGATTGACGGCTTAATAAACGGGTGCGCCCGATTGCCAGCTGTCCAATGCCAGATTCCCTGCGCGTCCTGGTATTTCCACGGAGTGGGACGGCCTCCGCCTCCCTCGGCGTATTTGCCCGTTCCCATTTCCTGGTAAATGGCGTATTCGGTAGGAGTTCCAACAATGGCTTTCTTCCCATCCTCCACGGTATGTGTAATGCTGTTTCGCAAATTCCCAGTATCAACGGGGCATAAATCCTTAGCATATTCTACAGCTTTTTCTCCGCAGCGTTCCAACCCGCGCTCACACGCTTCACCAAGGGCGCGGAGGATTTCGTCAGAGTTATCCACGAAGGTAACGCTCATTTCCCCCTCCTTTTCTGCTTCTTCCAGAGCCGGTCTTGTGCGGTTCGTGGCGGCGCATACGCATAATCCACCACAAGCAGGGATTCCAGCCCGCTTCTTTTTTATCCGGTTGGAAGATTTGGGCATAGAAAAAGCACCATGCATTTTTGCACAGTGCTTGTATCTATTGCTTTATTATCTATCGCCAAAAAAGTCAGCCCAATACGGGTTATTTACTTCCATTTTTCGTTTTTCCACCGTTCGGCTAACGGAATATAAGGGCTTTTCTTTCCACGCCCTTTTCCTGTTGTTTCTGTAAATACCTTATCACAAGCGTTTACTTCTGCTGCATAACCATTATCAACAAGGCATTGACGAATTTCTAACAATAGCACATCTGCATTTTTTCGGTATTTCTGCGGATTGTCGCATTGTTCCATAAACTTATTTTCATCAATTAAATCTATGAATGCGGCATCTTCTCCATAGGTATCTACCAACCAAAGACAATATGTGTTAATGTCCATATAGGTGATATAAAATGGAAATTGTTCAACGTTTTTACTCATTAACAATCATCCTCATTCTGATTATGGTTTGTGGTGGAATTGGTTCTTCATTCTCAATAACTTCGGTGATTTCAAAATTGCTTCCACGGGGCAATAAAAATTCATATTCGGCATCTTGGTATTGCCCTGCAAGTTGGTTCACATATGCACCACGACCCACACCGGACGGAATATCAATTTCAAATATCACCGGCTTTGCAGTTGCGACAGAATTACCTTGTAAAACGGTTGTACTCATATACCCTTTATCGTGGTATATCTTGCCTATGAGTTGGTCACCGTGTTGCTCTATTAACTCGTCCAACGCATCTTCCATAACGCCACGTTGTACCCTGATATTATCTTTTAGCTTGTATCTTCTGATTGCAGAATCAATATTTCGTGCTAAAAATTCTTCTTTTTCAGCATTTATATTCTGCCAATCTCCGACTTTTCTAAAATAATTATTCAGGTCATAATAGCCGCCGCCTGTATAATCGCTGATACTATCCTTTTCGTCATCGGATAGACCTTTCATCCATTTCCCATGTTCGCTATTCTTTCGTGCCATTAAACCACGTTTTTCATCGTCATAATAGAAGAAATCATTTGCGGCTCCCCCGGTATCGAACTGTTTATACGATATCGGCTTGCTGGTTTCTTTTATTATATCAGATTTTGCCGCGCTTGCAACTTGCTTCGCAGTTTTGAGTGCCTCCCACCCATCAGCATTATTATACTTTAAGTCTTGGAATTTTGCAAATGTTTTCGGTGCTTTTTTACCCAGAATTTCACGGTATTCTGCGTATTCCCTCTGGTCGGCCTGGTAGTTCTTCCCAGCCTTTACCATGCCCGCCCATTTTTCCGGAGGATACTGCGCTTTCTTTTCGTCATACCATTCTTTGTACGATTTTTTCTTTACAAGCTCATATTCCCCGGTTTCTGGGTTCTTCACGCGCATCATGTGGCGTTCCGCTTCCAGATCGTCATCCGTGGCATTCACCACCGTGCAGCGGCAATTATACAGCTCATGCCCCGGCGCTCCCAACGAGCCATCACCGGGGAACATCATCTTATAGCCGCCGACATCGAACGGCTGATCGTAGTCAACAATCTGATTGTCTGCCATACCGTGATCGTGGCGGGTACGCAAATCCTTTGTTGCTACCCACTTTTTCTTGGATTTGATACCCCACATCTCGTCAGCGGCGGCGTAGCTGTCCATTCTACCGGCATTCTGTGCGGCGGTAACTGCCGTTCTTGCCGCTCGAATGGCGCTTACACGGCTCATTGTGACGATTCTGGACTGCAAATCATCAGATATCTGCTCGATGCTTCTGCCTTGCAAAATGGAGCCTGTAACGCTTGCTGTAATCTGCTGCTTGCCAAAAGCCAAATCAATGCCCCGCTTTAGTGCAAGCCTTTCGGGGTAGTATGGCATTACGTCCGGCTGCTCCACAATTAAGCGCTTTACAGTCTGCTCGTCAAAAAGCGTGAAATCTGCACTTGGGTGAACGCTCTCAATGGTATAGGCGGTGTAATTTCGATTCAGGGAGTAAATTCCCGGCGTAGCGTCGTTCACATAGGCAAGCGCCGCCTCTTTTGCTTCCGTCGCACGTTCGGACAGCTTGTCCCGAAGCGCTTCCAACCGTGCCCCGCGCCCCATCTGGTTCAGCCGCCATTGTTGGTAGTCCTTTTCAGTCCACTCCTTACCGTTGCGCTTCTGGCCTATCAAGTCCTGCATCTTCTTATCCTGATCGGCGAAATGCTTAAAAAAAGCGTCTATTTCCTCTTGCAGCTCTTTAGCCGCTTTAGAATATACGGAGTTAATGCGGCGCTCCAAGTCGGCAAGCGCCCTATCGGTTCCTCTATCGGCTTCATTCGGTCTGGCCATTGCCACCACCACCGTAAACCATATCTATGTCAGCGTCCGCTTTCCTTTTCAGGATTTCCGGCACTTCCTCCGGCAAAAGAAACGGGAGGTGTTTCAGAACCGTTTCTTCATCAAGGAACGCAGCCGCCGAAAGCACCATATTTGTTTCCTCGGTGCGATTTATTACCTTGTTCCACGTGAATTCCGGCTGTGGATTGCCGATGCCAGCAACAGCGCAAATCTGCCGAATGAAATCTATCAGGAAATACTCGAAATCGGCGCATTTGTTGTCCTGCGGCTGATACGCCGCCGAAATCTCTGTAGCCGTTTTCTCAGCGCCCGCCAGAGCCGTCACGTCAAGCATCTGGGCATCCTCGTACAGGTCGCGCCGCAAGATATCCAGCATGGTTTTTCGGGCTTCCACGGGAACGTCAAGGGTGTGAGCTTCTGCTGCCGTTCCATCGGAACTATCTACCACATTCGCTTTTACGCTCTTCATTCTCTGAATGAACTGCGCCAAATCCTTATCATCCATAGCACCGGTATTGTGCAGAATCCAGTAAATTCCGCTGGTATCGTCGATTTGGTTGGCGAACCCGGATTTGATGAAATCATAGCAGTCGATGGAGCCACGCAACCCAACGAGTTCGCTTTCGTGGGTATCGTTTCCATACAGCACAGCAATAGGCAGGCGGGTATAATTCTCGTCGCAGACATCCACAACGCCCAAGGCGTTGCGCAGTTCCTTGTGGATATACGCGCGTTTATTTGCAATCAGGTGCGCGTCGTCGCTTCCCTCGGCGCTCCATTCGCTCACGCCGTCCAACTCGTAAAGCGTAGCCCGGAAAACAGTTTTTCGGCCAGTCTCCCGGAACCAGTACCGAATACCGGCCATCAGCTCCGACGTTTTTTCATCCAGCAGCGGAACAAACCCCGGATTCCCGGGAGTATCGGCGAACGAGAACACTTCAAGATGATCGAGATTCCAATAGCCATAGGAAACGCCCTGCGACAGTGCCAATTTTGCCGCCGCTTGAAGCTTAATATCAAAATCTGCACCAAGCTTTTCTTTTTCGTCCATGCTTACGCCATTAGCGCAAATATAGCCCACCTCCTGCGTCACAAGCCGCCGAAATGTGAGCGTTTTTAGCCGGTAGTCGCTACTCCAAATATCAGGAGTTTTATTCCCGGATAAGGTAAAAAGGAACTTTTGGAATTTCTCAATAGTGATGTTGTGCTTATTGTAGTACGCCATACCGTCAGCGGCATCTTTATACGCCTTGCTGCCCTGGTGTTCCCGCACGGCATCACGTATGAATTTCCCGGTAGTTCCCTTTGCAATGGCTTCTTCCAAATCTTGATAAATCTTCATGCATTTTCTCCAATAGCAGAAATCTCAAAAAATCACAACAGCAACGCGGCCGCGGGTGAAATCTCGTTCTTCTTCTCCACTTTGTATTTCATGATGGTGCTGCAAAAGTACCTGATATCATCCATAGCATGGTCGTTATCCTTCACGACGGCGTCCTCCGTTTTCTTATCGTCCCATCGGTATAGCCCGAACTCCCGAATGGCATCCGTGCAGCAACGGTGAATTTTTATATTCCCGTTCTTGAGATATACCGCCGTGCGCCGAATACCATCAAGAACGGCGTTGTCCGCCTGCTGGACGCGGAACCTGCGGCGTTTCAGGGCGGTAATGAAAGAGGCCGCCGAAGGGTCAATAATCGCCCTCTTGATTTCGTAGCCGTCCGTCAGGCTCTCCACAGCGTCGCAATATTCCTCGTCTGTGAGCTGCTTATAGTTGGCTCTGCCATCGTAGTAATACTCTTTGATTCTTACCGCCTTGTTGCCATCTACCGCCCATAAGCCACATGAAAACGGGTTTAGGGTGCCGTAGTCAATGCTTATGTAATAGTCCGCGAATTCCGGCACTTCATCCGTGATATTCGCTTCGGAAAAATCGTATACAAGCCCCTCTGCCAGCGTCCATTTTCCCAGAATGTACCTATCATAGAACACCGTTCCAGCATATTCTTTTTTCAGATTTTCAACAAAAGCCGGGGGCAAGAACGGATTATCATCTATGGTGTATTCTTGGCTAAAAATATCGGCATCACTATCAAGAAATATTTTAAGCCAGTGGTTGGGATACTGCGGGTTGTATGTTCCGTCAAAGCAAGAATACTCTTTATCGAGGCGGCTTTTCAGGAGGGAAAAAACTTCCTCCGACCAGTCCGCGACCTCGTCGCCGTAGCAATACTTAATAGACGCGCCGCGAATCTTGGATACCTGAGACACTTTTTCCGCGCCAAGGCAATAACACTTCTCGCCAAAAATCCACGCCGTATTATCGCTGGAAATCGCCCCAACAAGTTTATCGCCGTACAGATTCCGCATAGGCTCTAGCACATTTCGCTCTATTGTGGATTTTGTAACGCCCAAAATAACGGAAAGCCCATCTTTCCCGGCTCGTTCTCGAATCCGCATGGGAATAATCCATTTAAAATCAAGATATGTTTTCCCGCTTCGGGTCGCGCCGCCCTTGAAATTCCATCGGTGATTCCCGTACCTTGCAAATTCAATCTGTTTCGGGCTTAATAGCATCTCTAAACTCCTTAATTAGCCCATCCAGCTTATTGAGACTATCATTGCCGCTTGCCGTGTTTCTTGTGGCCTTATCGACAATAATCCCGAAAGATGTCGCAATCTGGCTTAATGTTGCGGCTGAAATCTTTTCTGGGTCTGTGAGCGCTTTCAGATGCAGAGTGATTGCTTCTTGCATCGCCGCTTTTTGCGATTCCATGTACGCCATCATGTCGGCGGTATTCTCTTCTTTTTTTTGCTGCACTTTTTGGGCGATATCCGGTGAAGCGCTAACAATCCTTTTTACAGTCTGGTGAGTTACGCCATGCTTTTTTGCAACGGCGCTGTACGACTGCATTTCTATCCAGTCGGCAATTATTCTTTTTTTCTTCCGATCTGTAATCCTTGCAGCCATAGCACCACCTCTCATGCAAAATAGTAAAAATAGCGGGAAAGGCCGGAGTTGAACCGGCATTCTTTCCTCTTATCACAAGACTGCTCTCCGGCCTTGCTACTTCCCCGCATCCCCCGGCTTACGGTGCCGGGGAACCGCTTTGCACGTTTCCGGGTTTCGTCGCCGGCGGGAGGCCATCGGCGATATATATGGCGCGAGGCCGATTCAAACGGCCTTCTGTTGGGGAGAGAGCGCCCAACTCGTTATCTACCGCGCCATGCAAAAAGAGGCTCAGGAACAATCCCAAGCCTCTTGCGCTTTTTCTTTTTTACCAGTATAGCACATTCAAACTGGAAAATCTTCCGGTTTTTTTCCGGTTTTTCAAATTTCTGTGCATCCGTACAGGGAAATCGTAAAATGGTGAAGCGCCGAATCCTTTCGCGCATAAACCTGAGATTTTTCAATCCCAAATTCTTCGCACAACCTGTCCACATTCCCCCTCGCGGGCTTTATGTAGAATCTATCCAGCACCTTCCGCTCATCGTCTGTGAGGACTTCAAGCCCGGAATCCACAAGCGACACCCATTTTCTCGCCTGTTCCAGCGACCGCGCCAGTTCCTCGCGGTGAACGATATTCGATAGCATCATATCTTCCCGGCCGGAGCCGCCGCCGCTTACCGGCGTACCGTCAGACGTGGCGCTTCGGATACTCTGCATAGCGGATTCCAGCCGCGCCATTTCTTCGGGAATGCTTTTCAGGGACTGCCTCTTTGCACTGTACTCCTTTAGCTTTTCAATGGCCTCATACTTCCAGTTCATTCCGTTCCTCCTTGCATATCTTATTAAATCCCTGTATAGATATACACAATACACACAAGATATAAGATTATATTTAATATATACTATACAGGGATAAAGCTATAATATTAAATTCCGTCTCCTGTTTTTCGTTTTCTCCCTCCTTTCGGTACAATCCTTCCCAGGTGGGCAAGGCCGCTTTCCCCCGCTGACGAATATGTAATTGCAGCACCTATTCACTTCATAGTCTCCGTAGAAGTAGACGCACCCGGCGCAATACTTCCTGCCGTCCCCGTACTCCACATTACCGCTCCATTTCCTCATCCCGCGTCAGCCGCCGCTTTCCTGTCACGGTATCTCCTTTGAGCGGCTCTCTGGGCGTGGGCTTTCTGGCACTCCAAGCTGCAATAGATTTTCTGCTTGATCTTGCCCTGCGTGAATTCCTTCCCGCATTGGGGGCAGATTTTAGAAATGCCCTGTGGCGCTTCCACTTCCTCCGTATCAGCCTGAATCGGCGGGTGGTATCCGTGCATTGCCATGTACTTCCCGTAGCTCGTCCCGGCCTTCTGGGCGGCTATGGAGCACAGGGTGAGATAGTCCGGTTTCTTGCTCATGGTTCTCACTCCTTTATCTCCCGCCACAGCTCGATGACGTCCTTGGCAATTATAAGAATCACCCATACCAGCATCGTGGCAATAAGCACGCAGAAAAGCAGGAACACAATCACAACGAACACAGCCGCGATAACTTCAGCCATTCTCTGCGCCTCCTTCCTTCGGTGCCAATGGGAGTAGGTGCATTCCCATTGGTGAAAGCCCTGTATCCTCATACTGTGCAAGGCGAGTATAGAGTTTTGGCACTATGCAGCCATTTCGACACCCCCCCGGCTTATTGCTGGGGCGCATGCAGTAGTTATCCTGCCCGCAGCATTCCCACGGATCAAGATTTTGCCAGTGTTCAACCGTCAATCGTTTCATCGTTTTCCTCCTTCGGCAATTCTGGAAGCGGCATCCAGTGGGTGATTTCAACATCGTCATCCACCTGATCTGTTTCGTTCACGCCGTACTCTGCAAGCAAATCTTCGCAAACGCACGACCACCAATACCACTTTTCCCTGTAATAGACAGCCGTCGCTTTTTGCGGTACGTCCTTAATTTCCCCGTAATACGGCTCTGGTCTGTGATTTACCCACACCACATTTACAGGCTCAAGTTCCTTCGGCAACCGAACAGACGCGGGAATCCATGGGGTGAACTTCTTACAGCAGGGGTAGCCGACGATCTCACAACAATCCTTGTTCCCGTAGACAATATTCCCGTCTATATCGTAGTCAAAATGACCGCACATGGTGCAAATGAACATTTCGGCAGCCTGCCACTGCTTCCGAAGATAAACGATGTGTTTCTCGCGCTCCTGGGCATCGTATTTAAGATCCCTGATTTTATTCTGCTGTTTTTCCAGCAAATCCGCCACATCAGCCGTATAATCCATCACGGCTTCGGCATGTTTAATTGCTTCTTCTCTTGTCATGTTATACCTCCAAATCCATTTTGCTGCCGCAATGGCAATATGGGTATCTCCGGCAAGCCTCGTTCACCTCGTCCATGCCTATTTCAACGGCAACAAGTCCATCCGAATGAGTGCGGATATATTCTTTGATTTTCTTTCCATCATAATGTTTCATGCCATTTCTCCTTCCCGCCCGGGTTGCCCCGGGCTACGGTTTGCGATTCCTCGCAGGCTATCAGAACTTTCATTTCTCCCCCTCGCTTTCTGCCGGAGCTTTGAGCCATGCCAACCTGCATTCCTCGCATCCCGGCATATTCTCGCAGATATCTTTACGCCCCTCGCAAATAAACGTTCCGGTGCTGAGTAACTTTGCCAGTTCCTCATCTGTCATGTTCCGGATGCGGTCGGCGTTGGTCATCGGCTCATACCGATCTTTCAAGCCTTCATCGCGAATGCAGCCGTCACAAGCCGCCCATCCACCCGGGTCAATTCGGTACTTGCAGCTGGAACACTTGTCAGATTTATTCTCCATCACTCTCAACCTCCACAAACTCCCCGTTTTTCAGCGTGTACGGTGTATCCGCTTTGATTTTTTCGCCATCGACATACTCCGTTTTCACACATGCCGGAACGTATCGTTGCTTTGCTCCATCGTATTTCCACTCTGCAAGTGTAATCCAGCAACCAATTGGCGCTTTTACCACAGAGCCATGTCCGGCACAGCAGATCACAGAATCACTTCCAGTGCAGTTAATCCGGGCGGAGTCCCCGGAACTGCCAATCTGGGCGTAGTCCCCGGAACTGCCAATCTGGGCGTAGTACCCGGAACTGCCAATCCGGGCGGAGTCCCCGGAACTGCCAATCCGGGCGGAGTCCCCGGAACTGCCAATCTGGGCGGAGTACCCGGAACTGCCAATCTGGGCGGAGTACCCGGAACTGCCAATCCGGGCGGAGTCCCCGGAACTGCCAATCCGGGCGGAGTCCCCGGAACTGCCAATCCGGGCGGAGTCCCCGGAACTGCCAATCTGGGCGGAGTCCCTGGAATAAACGTTTTCACTCGGTGCCTCAGCAATAGTCTTTTCCAGTACAAAATCCACACATGCC